TTTTTTCATTTCTTTTTCTTTGTCAGCGACTTCCTTAACATCTTTTTTCTCTTTGTCGGCTTCTTCTTCTTTACCGTTTTTCTTGTCAAGGTATTTTTTAAGACCAGCAGGCATTTCACCTTCGTTCATTTCTTTTTCTTTTTCAGCTTTCATCATTTTTTCTTTATCATGTAATTCTTTCTTCATTTTTTCAACTTCAGCCTTCATCATTTCCATTTTCTTATTGTCTTTGTCTGCCACTTCTTTCATGTCTTCTTTTTCTTTATCTTTTTTCTCTTCAGCTTCGTTAGCGTTACTATAAGTTGTTTTCTTAGGATCTGCTTCAGCTTTTAGAGATTGCATTGCGTCTGCTGGACCTGCACTTTTTTGTTGTGGGTCACCTGTAATGTGGTTAACCCCTTGTGCGAAATCTACTTTTGCGTCAGTCGGTGAAGTGATTGCTTTGTTCATCACTTGCTGTACAGTTGCCTGTAAAGACTTTGCTGGTTCAGCTGGAGCTGCATTTTTCTTTGGCGCATCCGCCACAGTTTTATTCTCCATTGTTCTATCTCCTCAATAGGTTTACTTGTTAATTATTGCAATAATCACACCACTCCTATCGGAATGTGTTAATTACTATTTATAAAATTACAGCTTTTTAAGAAAAGATTCGAATACTTGAGCGTTCTTTTCTGCCCTTGCCATTCTCTCTTTACTTTCTGCTTGTAACTTTAATTCGTTTACTTCTTGCTCTTTCAAAATCCCATTATCCCAAACCCACTCTTTGCCTTCCATAATGCCTTCTACGAAAGCGTCAGGAGCGCTGGGGTCTGCAACTATATCAGCTGCGGTTGCAAGGTAAAAATCGTCTTTAACTACATTAGCACCACCTACATTTGCAAGTGTGCCCATTCCTCTACTTGAAACACCTAATTTTGCACCCTCGTCAATTAAACTTTTCACTATTTTTCCATATGGGGTATCTAAAATTCGTGCTTCACCTATAAAATTACTGCCTTCTGGATATAGAGCCTTAATCATGTGCGAAACTCTTTCTAGGTTTACCGTTGGGCCATCAGGATGACCAAGCTCGCCGAATGCTCTACTTTTATTGATGAACTCTCTATTATATCGTGCTACTTCTTTTTGAAGTATCTCTTTAGGATAGATTCTTCCATTCCTATTTTTTACGTCTGATTGCATGAAAATACCTTTGATAGAATAGTTTTTTTTACCATTCTTTTCTTCTACGATATATTCTGCGTTTGATATTTCTTCGGTTATTAATTTCATTTGTATCTATCTCTAATTTCTCTCTAATATTTATACAAATTATTATCTAAATACCACTAAAATCGTATAATTATCACCTATTGCAAAATTCTTTGTAGATAATAAAACATCGCCTGTTGGTGTCGTTGCGTTGTTTGTTATCTCATTACCATCAGCACGTAAGTCCCAAAAACCTTGACCAGACAACAAAACTGCCGTTGCATTATCTGTACCATCCCATATCAATTCTACTGCTGATTTAGGGTTTGCAGTATTAATTGAATAAAAGATTTTTGATATTTTACGATTGCCGTCTTCGGTCATAAAAGTTGTTGCGCTAGCGTCAACTTTTTTAACTAAAGTTTCACCTGTACCGTCAGAAAAATTAGTCATCTTAACGGCAAACTTTACGCCTGTCGTATCTGTTAATGTTTGTGTAGATACCGTGTCAGCCATGTTAGTGTCCTACGCCTACAGCAGTAGCACTTACAGCACCACTAGATGATATTGTATGCTTAGCATGTTTTTCAATAGTGATTTCATCGCCTGCTGTGTGTAATAAAGTTGTACCTAAAGTTGTACTACCATCTTTAACCGTAATAGTATTACTACCTGCAGTAGCAACTATTCTTACAAAGTGTGCTTTACCAATATCGTTATCGGATAAAGTACCTGCAACAGCTGATCCTTTTAGTATAAATGTTCCCATTTCTATCTCCTTAAAATTGTTAACGTTTCTTTATCAAAATACGTCATTAAATCTTGTTTACTTACACCAAATTGTTTTGCAGCTGTATTGACGTTTTTTTCAAAGTTTGATATTACATCTGCGTCTTTGTCAGCAGCTCTGAATATCATATCTACAGCACGCTTCATTTTAGGCGTAAGTTTATTGTACTGCCTAGTACGTTTGTAATCGTTGCCTTCAGTTATATTATCTTTGATAAAATTACTGAGCCACTTCATCACTTGCTACCTCTGGTGCAGGAGTTTCAGCACTTATATCATTACCACTAAACACATTCGCTTCTGGAGCGTCTGCGCCTTGTTGTCCTGTAAATACTGATCTAGCCACATCAACTTTAGCGTCATCTAAGGCTGCACTAACTTTATCTGCAAGAGCATTTTTTATATCATCTCCTGCCTGTTTAGCGTCACCTTGTTGTAGTGAATTAACAAACTTATTTAAATTTTCTTTACTCATACTATTATTTATCCTTTTTAACTACTTTTTCCTCAGCCTTCTTTTCAACTTTTTTAGGCTCAGGTTTCACTTCTTCTTTTTTAGGAGCAGGTTTCTTTTCTACGTAAGGAACGCCACCTGCACCATATCTAATTACTTCTTCCGACATCTTTTTCTCCTTCTTTAGGTTTTAATGTTGGTTCTTCTTTTTTACTGCCATTCGTTTCTTTACGAGGCGTGATGACAGGGACTTCTTCGGCTTGTCCTTCAGAACCTTCTTCTTCAATTTGTTTATCAATTTCTTCAATTTCTGTTTCATTTTGTTTTAATATCTTGGTTCGTATATACTCGTTAGAGAAATATTTACCAACATATCCTTCTAATTGTTGAGCAAGTTGCACTCTTTCTCTCATCATTTCGCTGTGCTTCAATTCAGCAAAATAACCATCTTGTAAGAAAGAATATGTAATATCGCCTTGCATACTATCCCATTCTTCAGGTGCAATGACGCCTTTTAAAATCAATTGTGTTTTTAATAGATCATGGAAAAGCATACAGAATTTTTTACGTAGTCTGCCTACAAATTTAGTAAACTTAACTTCATCTCTACTAATTTCAGCTGCACGACCTAGATTAAATCCTTGACCGCCTTCTAATCTACTGATTGGTATATTAAGTGAACGATATAGTTTCTTTTGGAAGTATTCTATATCTGCAATCTCACCTAAATTTTGACCACCTGGTAAAGTAGTAATTTCAGTACCTCTCCCACCTTCTCTACGAGGTAACCAAAAGTCTTCTAACATACTCATATAGTTTCTGTCATCTCTTATTTCACCAGTACTTGCGTCATATACAAGTTTGTTTCTATATCTAGCCATAACATCTCTTAAATATTGTTCAGCCTTGATTTTAGGTAAGTTACCTACATCAATATAGAATATTCTTCTTTCTGGTGCACGAGCAATTCTGTATATTACAACAGCGTCCTCAATCATTCTTAATTGATTGACAGGTTTAATTGCTTTATGTAAATAAGATAAAACTTGATTGTGAGTCTGATCTACTAATCCAGACGGACAAAATGCAATAGCGTCTGTCGCTATTCTTAACCCACCTGCGTTTGATGTAGCAGTAGGGTGTATTCCTCTTTCGTTGAATATATAATATTCTTGGAATTTGTTTTCAAAAGCAAATGAAGAAGGCATACCATCTGTTCTTTGCTTTCTAACCTCTCTTATCTTTTTAATTTTACGAGGGTCTATATATCTTAATTCTGTTATCCCTAATCTAGGACTATCTTTATCTATAATTTTATGATAGTACATTCTACCATCTACGTACCATCTTCTAAAGATGTCATGTCCTTTTATATCAAAGTTTAATAACTTTAATACTTCTAAAAAGGACTCTCTTATTTTCTTTTTGATTGATTCGCTATACTCTATTTTACTTAAATCTAGTTGTACAGATTGTTGATTTTCATTAGATACAATTGCTTCTGAAATTATATCTTCAATTGCGAGGTCGCACTCGGGATGTAGTGCTACTTCTCTATATCTTCTTATTAAGTCTAGCTCGTTTCTAGCCGTTACATCAAATCCTCCGTAAGACGCAAAGAACCCACCAGCAGGGACGGTTTGTGTGCCGTCCTCTGCTTGTGGTGGAACTATGTTTTGTCTTGCATCGGTTGTAGCGGTTTTTGTACGCTCTATCTTAAACCCGAATAGTTCAGCCATAATTTAGTTTCTCCTGTTACTATTACTTATATGGATATTAAGTAGTAGTATTTGTTTCAAAGTATTGGTATCTATGTGTAGCAGTAAAACTCTCTACGGAGTTGTTATCACTATACGATAGAGCAATATCATCCAGAGTTGTTGGAAACATTCCTCTGAACGTGTATGATTTAATCACGTTACCATTTCGGTCTAACTGATCTACAAATGCGTCAACTTGATAATCAACAGGATTTACTAATCCTTCGTTATCTGACATATTGTTGATACCGTTTAACCATCTTTCGTATGCGTTTCGGATTAAGAAGTTTGTATCATTTAAGATAGTTGTAGTCCATGTAGCAAATGTTCTATCACCTGCAACATATAACTCCCTACCTCTAAATGGTATTGCAACTTCCGTTACCGTCATACCAGGTAAAGATGTAGATGTAGTTAAGAAACTCATAGTTTCTGTTTCAGCACCCACACTTGCGAAACCTGGGAAAGGCATTGTTACTCTAAACTGATTGGCACGAGCTCCACCGCCTCTTAACTTAGCTTTAAAGTCATTTATATTTGGCATGTGTTTATCCTCCTACCACTTCTTCAAATGCAACGCCTGATCTTGTCGCAACGAATTGTAGTTGTATAAAGTTAATTGATCTATTTGGTTTAACAAATATATCTGCTCTAAACTCATTTCTATCAATGACATCAGCAGTATTATTAGAAGAATCACAAGTAACTAAAAAGTCTGTAACTCCTCTTCTACCTTGTACATCTCTTAAAAATGGTTCAACTATGTTTCTAAATTGAGCTCTTGTAAACTCGTCATTAAATTCAAATAGTTGAAATTTAGAAGCTGTTGAGATTGCCTTCTCTAAAGTGATAAACAATCTTCTAACGTTTATTCTATCAAACGCACTCGGCTTTGTTAATCCAGTTCTATCACCGAACAATAAAGTACCTTGTCCTGGTAATGTTACAACTGGGTTAATTCTAGCTCTGTACAATTCATCCCTTTGTTCTTTTGTTGGGTTGTAAGCAAGTTTAACCGCACCTCTAATTACTCCTCTGTTGAAACCAGCAGGTGAGAACCATGTATCTGCGATTAAGTCTGTTCTTGCAGCCAATCCAGCAATGTCTCCGTTTAAAGGAACATATCTGAATACGTCATTATATTTGTCGTATGTGTATTTGTAACCACTATCAAATACTACGTAAGATGATGATCTGATACTATCAAAAAATCCTTTTACGTTAGATGTTTGAGTAGTTGAATTTGTTACATTTACAACATCTGCTCTTTCAGGTGATACAAAAACGATTGCGTCTTTTCTGTTCTCAGCAATAGTAATTAGGTTATCTACGTGAGTAGCGTCACCTTTACCACCGATGATTAAGTTTGCGTCAACCGTGTCTGCGTCATTGTATTTTTCGTAAGCAGTTTTTAATTCAGCAGTTGTTACAGCAGAACCGTTAACACCTCCTGTTAGTGATCTAGCAAATACAGCAGTTACAGCAGTAAATGTTGTACCTGAAGCAGCTGATCCCCAATTTGAACCACTTGAATTGTGATCCATCCAGTAGATGTATTCTGATTGATTGTAGATTACATCTGGATAGTAGTTAGTATCACCTTGTGGGTTTTTTGCGTCAGAAGCTTTTGATACTCTTTCGTAAACTTCTAATACTTCCCCAGCAGTACCTGTAATACCACCGTCTTCGTCAACTACTACCACGTGCATTTCATCATTTGATCCACTTCTTGTAGATACATAATCTGAAGTGCCTGGTGCACCATCAACTAGATCATAATATTGCCATCTTCTTCTTACTTGTGAGCCATTTGCAACAGCTGTGTGTAATCCGCCTGTGCCTGAAGGGTGTCTTACGAAAGTAATTGAAGTACCACTTACATCCGTAATTCTATATTCATGTCCTCCAGCTTCGCCGAAGTTAATAATATCACCGTTTAGGAAACCAGATCCTGAAGTTAAAGTGATTGTAGTATCACCGATTGCTGTTGATGAATCGTTTGTTGTTGTTTTATTTGTTTCTTCGTAAGCCGTTGCACTCGGACAACTAGAAACTCTTAAATTATTACCATGTGTACCTGCTGTTCTTGCAGCCCATTCGCCGACGCTTGCAGACCCATTGTTGAATGGTCCTGTTGAACCGTCACCGTTAAGGTAATGATCTGTGTTCTTTATTCTGATCGCTGTGCCAGATGAAACAGCGTTAACACTTGAGGCGTTTGTTGCTCGTACTACTCTTAAACTTGATGAATACTGCAAGAAACTAGCAGCACTAAAAAAGTATTCAAAGTTTGTAGAGTCAGGTTTACCAAACGTTTCTACTAATTCTTTCTCCGAACTAATAGACGTTACTTCGTCCATAGGTCCTTGATTGAACTGACCTGCAAGAGCACCGATCGTAGTTGCTACTGCTGGTATGACGTTAGTTAAATCCTTCTCTTTTACGAGAACACCTGGTGAAACTTGAAATGCCATATTTGTTCTCCTCTTATTAGCTAATAGGTATCATTAATCTCGTTTATATTTATAAAATATCACCTTTTCGTACGGTCACAGGAGTCCATACTTCTCCACTATCATCTTGTTGATATTCTTCTTCCTGACCATCATTCATAAACCCGAAAGGTGCCATATCTTGTTCTATTGCGTTTTGTTGTTCAGCGTACATTCTAGCACGTACATCTTGGTCTGTCATTTCTTTGAAATATCTTTGATTTGTTATCCATGCAAATATAACGCAACACATAACTAAATCATCATTAGAACCTTCTTCAGCCTGCCAACCACTACCACGTCTTACAAATGTTGATAACTCTTGTATTGTATGAAAATCATTTATAATTATTTTATCGCCTTCTAACAACGATTTTAAGTTAGAACAACCTATACGTTTTACTTGTTTGGTCATACGTACACCTAATTGTGTACCTCTTTTACTAAAACCACCACCTAATATTTGACCTGCTCTACCTTTCATCATACACATTAATAGATTAGTGTATTCTAATTCAAATTGTAATGCGTCTGCTA